AAAGAAGTTGAATACCAGAACATGGTATTGGATGGGGAGACTGACAAGGCAGTCGCATTACGTCGCGAGATCAGGAAAGCAGAGCGAACCCAGCTCGAATTCGAAATGCGGCAAGAAATGACAAAAACCGTTTCTCAAGATCGACAGGTTAATGCCCTCCAGCAAGCGGCTAGTGCAATGGAAGAATCATATCCCGTGTTTGACCAAAACGCGGAGGAGTTCAACGAAGATTACACTAATGAAGTTGTTGAATTAAGAGATGCTTTTATTGTTCAAGGTTTTGAGGCTGTAGATGCGCTGTCTAAAGCAGTTAACTTCGTTGTGAAAGACCACGATTTAGATTCCCAGTCAGTAGAACCACCAAGTCTGGCGGGCAAAGCAAAGTCTGTAGACGAAGTCGCAAAGAAACGGGCACAGGTTAAGAAGAAGCTACGAGCTGCAGAAGCACAGCCCCCTGAGTTGCCAGGGGAAAGCTCTTCTCAACATGGCGAGAAAGGTATTGATTTAGCAACGCTTACAGAAGAAGAGTTTGCAGCTCTGCCAGAAGCTACATTAAAGCGTCTAAGAGGTGACATCATATAATGGCGACTAACAAAGACCCTCGTCTGGCACGGGCGGGGGTAAGTGGGTTTAACAAACCTAAGCGAACGCCTAGCCATCCAAAAAAGTCGCACATTGTCGTGGCGAAGGAAGGTGACAAGATCAAGACCATACGATTTGGTGAACAAGGAGCCTCTACCGCTGGTAAGCCCAAGGCTGGAGAGTCTGCCAAAATGGTAGCCAAACGTAAAAGCTTTAAAGCCCGTCACGGAAAGAACATTGCAAAAGGGAAAATGTCAGCGGCCTACTGGGCAGACAAGGCTAAGTGGTAGCACATTAATCTCACACTCAATGTTCGGTAACGAAAGTTGTTGCTTTAAGATAATACCCACGCTAATATTCTACATACGTCCGTCTCTACGATATGAGATCGCCCCGTAGGCGTAAAAAACGTACCTCGCCTGCACTAGGCGTAAAACCTGTCGAGGTCGCCCCTCGCTAATCAGCGCTAGTTCGTCGTCCCACGATACGGGAACAACGGATTAGCCGCTCCAAAAGTCGGCTGATGACGCAGCGTGTGCTGCATAAAATTTGCTTATTATTGGAGGCCATCATGGCTTTAACCAACTTCGGTACGCTTTCGGGCGACCAACTCCAAATGTGGAGTCGCGACTTCTGGAAAGTAGCTCGCAATCAATCTTTTATTAATCAATTTGCTGGAACTGGCTCAAACGCTATGGTTCAGCGAGTCACAGAACTTACCAAAAACCAGAAAGGCACCAAAGCTAACATCACGTTGCTTGCTGATATGACCGGCGACGGCATCACTGGTGATTTCACGTTGGAAGGAAATGAAGAAGCCCTCCGCGCGTATGACATCACCATTGAGCTAGACCAGTTGAGATTCGCAAATAGAATCGCAGGCCGAATGGCTGATCAGAAGACAGTTGTTAATTTCAGAGAGCAGTCTCGTGACGCACTTGCTTACGCAATGGCTGACCGTTGTGACCAGCTTGCGTTCTTGACTCTGTCAGGCGTTGCTTACACCAACAAAAACAACGGTGCATTGCGTACTGTAGTTGGTGGAGCTGTTAACGGGCAAGAGCTTGTTGACCTCGCATACGCTTCTGATGTGTCAGCTCCTACAGGTGATCGTCACCGTCGTTGGGATGCAACTGATGGACTTGTGGCTGGCGCTACTAACGCAGTAGCAGCCGTCGATAAGATCAGCTACGAGACAATTGTTAACCTGAAAGCTTACGCTAAAGATAACTACATTCGTGGTATTCGTGGTGCTGGTAACCAAGAAACATTCCACATGTTTGTTACTCCGCAGCAGATGGCTGACCTCAAGCTTGATACAAGCTTCTTGGCTAACGTGCGTAATGCTGGAGTTCGAGGCACAGGTAACAGCTTGTTCTCTGGTTCAGCTAGCTTGATGGTTGATGGCGTCATGATCCATGAGTTCCGACATGTGTTCAACACATCTGGTGCTACATCTGGTGCTTCTGGTAACGCTGGTGCAGCTGGCTACAAATGGGGCGCTGGTGCCAACATTGACGGAGCGCGTGCTCTGTTCTGTGGCGCACAGGCTCTGGCTCTGGCTGACATTGGACTGCCTGAAATGGTCGAAGACACTTTCGACTACGGCAACCAGTCTGGTATCAGCGTAGGCAAGATCTTCGGTATGCGAAAGCCTAAGTACAACTCTGATATCTCAGGGTCTGTACAGGACTTCGGCGTGATCTGTCTCGATACAGCGCAATAGTAGTAAGTAGTACTCCCTCCCCCTCTTCGGAGGGGGGTTTTTTTCCCACAGGAATTAATCATGAAGATTGTTAGTAGCGAGTCATTACGAGTGACCACCCTTAGTGGAGCAGCGATTGTTTTTGAAGCAGGTGTTGAAACAGAAATCTCATCAGAAGTGGGTTTAGTTGCCCTTCAGATGGGTGCCAAAGAAGTTAAAGAAGGCAAAACGGAAAGTGAGCCTGAAGTAGTTGTAGAAACTACTGATGAACCTAGTGATGACTTAGTCCAAGTCTTAGAAAAGATGATGGACGAGGGTGATCCAGATAATTTTAAAGCTGACGGAACTCCAAAAGCCGCAGCTGTAAACAAAGCAATGGGTAAAACAGTTGACTCAGACGCGCGTGATGCAGCGTGGGAATCAGTTCTTAACTCGTAGGTAGAGCATGACAGTTACTGTTCAGAGTGTAATAGATCGAGTACAAACCGTACTTCAAGATACAACAGGCGTTCGATGGCCGGTAGTAGCTGAGTTAGTACTATGGGTTAACGATGCACAGCGCGAGATAGCGTTAGTCAAGCCAGACGCTACGGCTACAAACACGACAATCACTTTAGTTGCAGGCACTAAGCAGTCAATACCAGCGACGGGTAATCGCTTGTTAAACGTTGTTCGCAATATGTCAGCTGCAAGTAACGGCACGGGCAAGCGCTCAGTCAGATTAGTAGATCGGTCTGTTTTAGACGCGCAAACGCCTGATTGGCATGACCCTGCTGGAACAGGCGGGGCCACTCATGCTGCCGTAGTAAAGCATTACGTCTACGATGAAATGAACCCTAGAAACTTCTATGTCTACCCTGGCATTGCAGGTAATGCATACCTAGAGATTGTCTACTCTGCTAATCCCGTAACGGTTGCTCAAAATGGGTATCTTGGTGTACCCGATATTTTTGCTAACTCAGTTATGAACTATGTTTTGTATATGGCCTACATGAAAGACGCTGAATTTGCTGGCAATCAAGCGAGAGCTTCCAGCCATTTTCAATTGTTTTTGACGGCTATTACAGGCAAAGCTCAAATTGACACGATACTTAATCCTAACGCCGCAAGCGGCGTGAAAATGGCGGTGTAAAATGACAGTTGCTTACGAAAGTCTTCTGCCAGAGATTTTACCCGTAGTAGCAGGTTGCACTGATACTCTTGTAGAAGGAACAATTAGGGCAGCGGCCATTGAGTTCTGTGAGAGGACAGGTGCGTATCAAGTTGAAATAGATCCGCTGACAACAGTATCGGGAATCTACGAATACGATCTAGAACCTCCAACGGGGACAGTTGTACATAAGATTGTAAGTGCTGTTTTTAAGGGCGATGACCTCGAACCTGTGTCTTCAACTGTGCTCGAACAGCGGCTACCAAACTGGCGCAACGCTGCTCACTTCAGCGCACCTCAATACTACATTCAACAAAGCGCAAGCCTGTTTTGGCTTGTTCCAGTTCCAAACGAGCTATCGGTTAACAGCACTATTTTGCGCGTGCAACTGAAGCCTACCCAGTCGTCCACAACGTGTGACGAGAAAATAATGGACGAGTACCGTGACACGATTGTAAACGGGGCTTTGTTTAGATTACTTAGAATGCCAGGAAAAGACTGGTCCGACTTACAAGGCGCGCAGCTGTACAGCAACTTATTCGAATCAGTTGTTATAAGTGCTGAGCGCAGAGCTAGGCACGCTGATGAAGGCGTAGCCAGAAGAGTTGTTTATAGAGGAGCAGGTAGATTTGGGTCAGGAAGACGTAATCGATATGGCAGAGAAAGGGGGTGATCCTATCTACGCTTCAATCCGCGACTACTGGGATTGGGCAAAAACAGGTCTGGAAGAGATTATCTCAGATAACCCCTCCCTGACATTCAAGCCTGAAGATGTGTATGCAAGTTGTGTTAACAACCAAGCGCATTTTTGGAAGGCTCCAGAAGGTTTTGTCGTTACTAGTACAGAGGTAGATGAGTTTACACAGGATAAGACATTTTTTATCTGGCTCGCATGGGCCAAAGAGCGCGGTCAAAGCTGCGTCATCAAGTATTACCCGTTTTTCGAGCAGGTAGCAAAAGACGCAGGTTACAAAAATATAGAAGTGAGGACAGCAGTAAGCGCGCTAGAACCTTATTTAGTTAGCGAAGGTTGGGTAAAAGAAACCGTTATTTATAAGAGAGAAATATAATGGGCAGCAGTCCGAAAAGATCAGAGTACAAAGCTACTCCCGCAGAAAAAGCATCTGCTGCTGTGGCTATGGCTGAACATAAATACTTTAAAGAAAAGTATGACCCACTTCTGCAAAAAGAACGCGATGCTTCAATGAATGATGATTCTGCGAGGGTATTAAAATCGCGTGCTAATGCAGACACGATGCAAACTCTTGCAGGGAAAGCGAGCTATGACCGAGCTGCAACCGCCGCATCTGGTGGAGATGAAGCGCAAGCATATCAAGCGCAGTTAGGCCAAGCAGCCACAACGGGTCTAGATATTAAAAACAAGCGAAAACTAGCCGTCCTTGGAGCTGCAAGAGGTCAGCAATCCGATGCAAGTGGCTTCATGACATCAGCAGCGAATATGAGTGCGTCGAGAGCGCTTACAAAAGCTGCTGCTAAACAAACTGAGCGATCAGCAAAAACCGCGATGCTTGGGCAGATAGGCACAGCAGTGTTGAAGCAGGGTATAAAAAATAAATTGTCTAAGGGCAAAGAATTAGGCGCAGATAATGATACCGGAGAGATGCAGTACGAGAGAGGCAGTTTCTTTAAATCTGCTGGCTCTGGCGGGGGCATAGGCGCGCGGTTAGATCACACGGGGTACTTTAACACTA